TAATACTTATGTAGATATATCAAATTCAGTTAGTTTTACTCCAACATCTGCAAGTTCAGATATAATAATTATGTTTAATACTTTAGCATATATTAATGCAAGTGTTGGATTTGCTATGAAATTACTTGTTGATGATACTGATATTGGAACATGGCGAACAAATAATCCAATTTCAGTATATTCAGGAAGTGGTACTGATTATCATACTATAATGGCTATGTTTAAATATGACAATACAAATACAAATGCAAAAACTATTAAAGTTCAAGGTAGAAAATATGACCAAACTAATGCTTACAGCCAATATAATGGCAGAAGTAGTCATTTGTTAATAATGGAGGTAGGAGTATAATATGTATTTTAAACAACAGGCAATAAAAGAAATTACTGGAAAAGAATATGTTGTTCATAATGAACATTTAGATGATTATGAAGTACAATGGGAAAATGATACTCCTATTGATAAAGCAACAATAGATGCAAAAGCAACTGAGCTTGAAACTGCTTATAATAATTCTTTAAAAGATAAAGAAGATTTAAAAACAAGTGCAAAAAATAAACTAATGAATGGAGAGGCATTAACCGAAGATGAAGCTAATGTTATGGTAGGATTATAATGGCAACAGTAAACTTAGGTAGAATTAAACCAGTATTTAGAGGAGCATACAATAACTCAACAGCTTATGTTGTTGATGATATTG